TATACAGAGCTTGAGAACAATGAGATTATTCCGGGGTACATTGGTCCGAGAGTAATCAGAATCTCTCCGTATGATCTAGTCTTTAACCCTGTTGCTTCTGATTTTAAAGCTACACCAAAGATCATTCGCTCTCTTCTTTCTATGGGTGAAGCCCGGAAGATGATTGAGGAAGACCCCAATAAAGACTACATGAAGAAGGTCTTCGATAGAATGATTGGCACAAGAAATGCCATTCAGGGTTACTCCGATTCAGATCTCCATAAGAACGATGGCTTTGTCGTAGATGGCTTTGGTTCTATCCGAGAGTATTATAACTCCGACTATGTCGAGATCCTGACATTCTACGGGGATATCTACGACAAGCTTACGGATACCCTGCTTAAGAATAGAATTATTAAGGTTGTTGATAGATCGTATGTTCTCTCTGATAAACCTAATCCTTCTTGGCTGGGTAGGTCTCCTATCTTCCACGTTGGCTGGAGAGAGCGTCCTGATAACCTGTATGCTATGGGACCGCTAGACAACCTTGTCGGTCTCCAGTACAGAATGGATCACCTTGAGAACCTCCGTGCTGACGTATTCGATCAGATTGCTTTCCCTGTCCTGAAGATTAAGGGTGACGTTGAAGACTTCGACTTCCAGCCGGGAACAAGAATCTATCTCGGAGATGAAGGTGATGTCGGTTACCTTGCTCCTGATCCAACTGCACTGAATGCAGATAACCAGATTGCTAATATTGAGAACAAGATGGAGCAACTTGCTGGTGCGCCGAGAGAAGCTATGGGTATCAGAACTCCGGGTGAGAAGACAGCATTCGAGATTAGTTCCCTCCAGAATGCAGCCTCGCGTATCTTCCAGAATAAGACACAGCACTTTGAGCGTATCTTCGTAGAGCCTATCCTGAATGCTATGCTTGAGGCAAGCAGAAGAAACATGGATGCCTCTGACGTTATCCGTGTCATGGATGATGAACTTTCTGTCTCGATCTTCCAGACAATTACGAAGGAAGATATCACAGCAAACGGTAAGATCATTCCGATGGGTGCTAGGCACTTTGCTGAGAGAGCGCAGAGAGTACAGAACCTTTCCCAGCTTTGGCAGCTTAAGGCTTCTGATCCGTCTGTTGCTGCCCACCTTAGCGGCAAGGAGTTCGCTAGGATCATGGCTGAGGAGCTTGGTGAGAAGAGTCTCTTTGCTTCTAACATCTCTATCTATGAGAATTATGAAACACAGAAGGTTGCACAGGAAGTCCAGCTTATTGCTGACGAAGAGAATGCAATCGCTATGGATGAAGGAATTTAATGAAGACTATCTGGTTTATGGACCTTCCTAAAGACGAACAGGAAGGTTTTAAGAAGGAAGTCAAGTCTGCTAAGAATGTCCTAGATAAACTTGAGCAGATTGTCAACAGCAAGATTAAAGAGATTGTAATCGCTAATGATTACGATAGTCCTAGTTGGGCTTACAAGCAAGCAGACCGCAATGGTTACAACAGGGCTTTAACAGAAATTATTAATATCTTACACCTAGACCAAGAGGTAAAATAACAAATGAGTGACATTTTTAGTTCCGCGACCACGGATAGTACGACAACTGATACGCAGCAGACCCAGACAAAAGAGTCTTTTGTAGATCATTTGGTAGGAGATGGCAAGAAGTTTAAGGATATCGAAGCCCTTGCTAAGGGAAAGCTTGAAGCCGATAGGCACATTGGTGAAATCACTAAGACGCTTGACGAACTTCGGGCAGAACTTGCAAAGCAGGACTATGCTAAGAACCTCCTTGAACAGATGAGCAAGGGTTCTGAGACTGGTGCAGAACAGCCTCCTCCGGTAACAACCAGTTCCTCTAATACTGAGAACACCACTCAGAGCGCGAGTGACTTTGAAGCCCTTGTAGAAAAAGTGATTACTGCGAAGGAAAAGAGTAAGACTGCTTCTCAGAATATCTCCGTAGTTGGAGAAGAGATGCAGAGGCAGTACGGTGATAAGACTGCGGATGTCCTAAAGGCTAAGAGTCTGGAGCTTAATATGTCTCTCGACAGGCTTAAGGAAATTGCAGCCGAATCCCCTACAGCATTCTTTCAGTTGATTGGAGTTAAGAAGATGGGTGAGAAGACTAGTACTTCCACTGGTGTTACTACCCAGTCAACAATTCGTAGTGAGAACTTCAACTCTTATTCTCAGGACCGTACCTTCGAATACTATCAGAAGATGCGTAAGGAGAACCGGAGTTTGTACTATTCCCCTAAGATCCAGAACAGTATGCTTCAGGATCGTGAAAGACTAGGGGATCGTTTCTACAACTCTTAACATAATATAAAGGAGAATCAGATATGTCGGGTATGACAACTGGTAATGTTTCTCTCCTTACTCGCGCTGAAGTTTGGTCGCGTGAGCTTAAGGAGATTCTGCGTGATGAGCTTATGGCTCAGACATACGTTCGCTGGCTTCAGGAGTTCCCTGACGGCGATACGTTTAAGATCCCGTCGATTGGTCAGGCGTATGTTGATGACTACGCTGAAGACGAAGCGGTTAAGTATCGTCCTCTCGATACTGGTCAGTTCACTTTCCAGATCACTGAGTACCTCTCGTCGGGTACATACGTGACGAAGAAGGCTGAGCAGGATATGTTCTACATGAACGAACTTGTCTCGCGCTTTGTGCCTGAGCAGGAACGTGCCATTATGGAGCATGTCGAGGAGGCCATCCTTGGTCTTCAGTCTCAGCAGACGGCTGCTAATACTAATACGATTAACGGTGGTAAGCATCGTTATGTCGCTACTGGTTCTAGCAACGTCATCAACGTGGCTGACTTCGCCCGTGCTAACCTCTCGCTGAACCTTGCGAATGTCTCGGCTAATAACCGTGTCGCTATTGTGGACCCCTCTGTGGCTTACACCATTGAGACGGCTACTCAGCTTGTCGGCATTAATAACAACCCGATGTTCGAGGGTATCGTTTCTTCGGGTATCGCGACTGGTATGCGCTTCGTCCGTAACGTCTACGGCTTCGATGTCTATACCTCGCAGCGTCTGGCTACAATCTCTTCGGAAACGCTTGAGACTGTTAGCTGCGCTGGCTTCAAGGCTAACCTGTTCTTCTCTGCTGATGCTTCGGTTGTTCCGTTCATTGGTGCTTGGAGACAGATGCCTGAGGTCGATACTGAGTACAATAAGGACTTCCAGCGTACAGAGTTTGTGACTACCGCTCGTTATGGTGTCAAGCTCTATCGTCCGGAGAACCTTATTACTGTTCTTTCGAACACCTCGGTTTAATAGGAGGATATTAATATGAGTGTTGATTGGACAAACTCTGACGGGCTTGAAGTCCGTTTCACTGGCCCTGAGGCTGAACAGAGCGGTGCTGGCGTCTCTACTATGGGCGCTACAAAGGAACTGATTGTTGACTTTAACTTTGCTACAGCGATTACCGCTGCGGCTTGGTCGCATGAAGCTTTCGTTCCGGCTGGCGCGTACATCAAGAAGGCTACGCTGATCGTTACTACAGCTATGGCTGGTACTTCTGGTACCCTGACCATTGGTCTGGCTCAGAAGGATGGTACAGCTATTGATGCCGATGGCATTGATGTAGCTATTGCACAGGCTGATCTTGAGGCACACGAAGTCGTTCTTTGCAACGGTGCTTTGGCTGGTGGTACGCTTTCTATCGGTGCTGCTAATGGCTACGTCTACACGACCCTTGGTGGTACGGTGACTGGTGGCCGTGGTAGACTGGTGATCGAGTACATCGAAGTGTAACACTACTCTTGGGGGAGCCTTAGGGTTCCCCCTTGACATCTTTGAAAGAATCGATATAATAATACTAATGGTCCTCCGGGGTGAACTATAGATGGCTAACGTACAACATTCAAGTCTGACAGATCCTAACCTTCATGAGCCTAAGGGTATCTCTACGGCTTCAGCTAACCAGCTTTATCTAGCTAATGGTAGTGGCTCTGGTACATGGACTAACGCTAACAGATTCCCCGGTACAGGCTGGGGTAAATATACTAATACGACATACGTAGGGACTACAGCCCTAGCAGTTAGTACTACACCTGTACTCCTTCCCTTTACGACAGATGATACGGTATCTCAGATCCCGATTACTCTTACGGGTACGACTTCCAGTCTCATGAACCTGAGTACTGAAACTCTCCAGTTTGTTGCTGCGGGAGATCTCCATTCTATTACAATGACTTTTCAGATCTATTCTGTTTCTGGGTCTCCAGCTTCTCTTGACATTATTCTTTATGGTTCTTCTGACGGTACTACTTATAGCACACTCCTTGGGGAAACAACTGTATCCCTGATTAAGGGTGCTGGTCAGGTTATTACAGAGTCTTCTCTATTCCCAGTTACATCTAATATGGTGTCTCATGGTGCTAGGATTTATCTTACATCAAATTCAGGTACTGCCAATATCATTAATATTGGTCTAATCTCAGCCCGTGTACATAAGGCTAGGTAAGAATAATGGCTACAATTAAAATGACACTCTTGG